CCGTCGCCTGCGTCAACGCCGGGGACTATCTCGGGCGCGGGCGCGAGTACGTCGAACGGCTTTACCGGGCGGTCAAGCGCAACGTCTCGCTGCCCTTCGAATTCGTGTGCTTCACCGACGATCCGGGCTGCCGCGGCGCGCGGCCGTTGCCGCATCCCGGTCTCAAGGGCTGGTGGAACAAGCTCGCGCTGTTCAAGGCCGGCGTGTTCACGCCCGGAACGCGCGTCGTCTATCTCGATCTGGATACCGTGGCTGTCGGCGATATCGACTGGCTGCTGCGCTACCGCGGCGGCTTCGCGATGCTCGGGCCGTTCTTCAAGAACGTCATGCCGTGCTTCGCCGGCAATCAGTCGGGCGTCATGGCATGGAAAACACCGGGACCGCCGATCTTCGCGCGCTATGAAACGCTGGGCTTTCCGATCATGCCCGGCGGCGACCAGCAGTTCGTCAATTCCTGCGACGCCAAGCCCGACCGTCTACAGGACTTGTACGACGGCTCGATCGCGTCCTATCGTGGCGCCTGCATGAAGGGCGTGCCGAAGGGCGTCTCGCTCGTGTGCTTTCACAACGAGCCGCGCCCGCACGAAACGGAGCTGTGGAATGTGGCTGCTGACGACCCGCAATAGGCCGGAGATGTGCCGCGAAGTGCTGGCGGCCTGCGTCAAAACGAAGGTCTCGACGCCCGGCTGCGTGTGGATGGACGGCTGCGATTATGGGCCGCTCGACATGCCCGATAACTGGGACGCCGGGGCTTGGAACGTTCACCTGAACATCGGCGAGATCATGCGCCGCTTCTTCTCCCTGTACCCCGGCATGGCCTGGTACGGCTGGATGGCGGACGACTGCGTGCCGCTCTCGGAGCGCTGGGATCGCCGGCTGATCGAGGCCGCCGGTGCCGATTGCGTGGCGTACCCCGATGACGGCTGGCAACAGGGCGTCAAGGAACGCGACGGCACGCCGCACGTGACCTCTATCGTCTGCTTCGGCGGCGACTTCGTGCGCAAATGCGGCTTCTGGGCGCTGCCGGGCCAGACGCAAATGTTCATCGACGACGTCTGGGAAAGCGTGGCCGTCCCGACCGGGCGCATGCGCTACCGCCCGGACGTGAAATCCGAGCACCGGCATTTTGCGAACGGCAAGCGCCGCATGGACGCGACGGACGCGTCGCGCTTCAACGGCGCGGACTTTCCGCAGAAGGATCGCGCGATTTACGAACGATGGCTTTCGTCCCGCGACCGCGTGGACGCGCTGAAACGCTTCGAAGGAGCGCCCCAATGAACACCGACGATATCCCGATGATCTCCGAACGCGAGGCCGGAATGCCGGAGCATGTCCCGGCGGTCGGCGTCGGCTTCGGCCTGAACGCCGTCGAGGATGAGGCGAAATCGACCGAGGCCGGGCGCAAGATTTTCAAGGAAGTCGAGTTCGTCAAGATCATGGTCCCCGGCGACAAGCAGAGCGTGTTCTTGCAGCCTGCGACCGCGCAGCACCGTCAACGCTTCCCGCGCGCTTATGCGATGTTCAAGCAGCTCGGCACGATGGCCGTCGAAGGCACGCCGATCGAGACTTGGCCGATGATAACGCGCGCCGAGGCCATGACGCTCAAGGCGAACAACGTCCTTACCCTGGAAATGCTCTGCGATGTCCATGACGGCAATCTCGGCAAGCTCGGCTTCAACGCGCGCGAGCTACAGGCTAAAGCGCGGGCCTACCTGGCGAACGCCAAGGATTCGGCGGCCGCGCAAAAATTCGCAGTGGAAGCCCAGCGGAAAGACGAGCAAATAGCCGAGCTGCAACGGCAGATCAACGATCTGGCCACGCGGCTGGACAAGGACGCGAAGCTCGGCCCGATGATCGGCGCCAAGAAGGTCGCGTAGCAAGGAGTGCGACCATGAACGAAGATGAAAAATATCTTGGTTCGCTAGGCGAAGGCATCAGGCCAGAATGGGATCGCTACGACAAGGGCAAATCGCAAGGGAAAGAAGGCGCCACGTTCTTGATGCGCAACCCGGAAAAGTTTTCGACGGAGGCGCACAAGCGGCTGGTCGCTGCGCTTCTGGGCCAGCAAAGCGAACTCTGGGGCGATCAATATCGGCTTCGCGGGTCGTCGGATTATCGCGCGATGCCGTGGAGCAAGCAAGACCCGACGCCCGTGACTATCGCTCGCCCGCATGTCGAAGTGGCGCCGAAGTCCATATGGAATTGGCCGTGGGATGGGGGCAAATGACATGAGCCTGCTCACGATCGCGCAAAACGCGGCGCGCAAGCTCAACATCGCGGCGCCCGCGACCGTCGTCGGCAATGCCGATTTGAATGCCGCGCTGCTGCTGTACCTCGCGCAGGAAGAGGGCGATGAGCTGTCGCGTCGGCACGATTGGCAAGCGCTGACGACCGAGCGCACATTCACGTCGCTCGCGGCGGTCATCCAGACCGGCTTCTTGCCGAGCGATTACGACCGTCTCGTTTTCGCCGCCGAAATATGGGACCGCTCGCGCAGCCTCAAGTTCGCGGGGCCGACGCCGTCGCGCGCGTGGCAGCAATTGCAGACCAGCCAAGCGGCCGGCGTTGTCGGCTGGTGGCGCATCCTCGCCGACCAAATCAACATTTTCCCGGCGCAACCGGCCGGCAACACCCTGGCATTCGAGTACGTGAGCAAGAATTGGTGCGCGACCTCCGGCGGCTCGCCGCTGTCCGCCTGGGCCGCCGATACCGATGTCGGGCGCATTTCGGAACGCTTGATGACGCTCGGCATCGTCTGGCGCTGGCTGCGCGCCAAGGGCATGGACTACGCCGAGGAAATGTCCACCTATGAGCGCGAGGTCGAGAAAGTCTGCTCGCGCGACCGCGGTGCCGGGCTCATCCGGCCGCCGTCCGATCCGGGCGGCGATTACCCGCCGTCGCCCGGCTGGTCTGGGATCATCACGCCGTGACTGGCCAGATGGGCAAAGATTATGAATTGCTATTGCGGATTCTCGAAAGCCGCGCATTGCTCAATGCAAATGGCACGATATCAACCGAGAATTCCGTGACCGGCAACGATCCAAGGTTTCCAGGCCAGTATTATAATTTCCCGACAATTTGGGGCGGCAAGCAGATTAATCCCGATGACGCGCTTGTGCGGGCGATGTTGGGAGAAAAACGCGGGCAATTCTCGCGGCCATCATATGGCTCGATCCCGGAAGCCGAAGAAGCGGCCCAATTGCGATCTCAACAAGGCGGGGCGGCTGGCGATCTGTGGGGACGCTCTCGATGAGAATGCCCGTTGCCGTCTCGCGCACGCCGGGGCGCCGCGCGGTCTCAGGCGCGGTCGCGGTCACGAAGTCCCGCCCGCCGCCGATCAAGGGCTGGAATACCGTGCTGTCGATGGACGGCATGAAGCCCGAATGGGCGGTGACGCTCGACAATTGGTTTCCGCAGCCGGGCTATATCGAGCCGCGCGGCGGGCGTGCTTCGCATTGTGCGACCGGCAATGCCGCCGATGTCGAAAGCCTGATGGCCTACCAAGGGCTCGCCGCGCTCGACGATAAGCTATTCGCCGCGGCCGGTACCGTGCTTTACGACGCGACGACATCCGTGCCGTCAAGCTCTCTGACAGGGCTCGCGAACTCGCGATTTCAGCATATAAATTTCACGACCACCGGCGGCAAGTTCCTCTACATCGTCAACGGCGCGGACACTCGGCATTTCGACGGCACGGCCTGGGCGACGCCGGCTATCACCGGGATCGTCACCGCCGATATCGTCCACATCAACATCCACAAGAATCGAATTTGGTTCACGATGAAGAACTCGACCAAGGCGGCCTATCTGCCGGTCGATAGCATCCAGGGCGCGGCCGTCACGCTGGAACTCGGCGCGGTATTCCCGAACGGCGGCTACCTGATGGCAATGGGCACGTGGTCGCGCGATACCGGCACCGGCCCGGACGATTTTGCGGTCTTCATATCGTCGGAAGGCGATCTCGCGGTCTACGCCGGCACCGACCCGTCGGACGCGACGAAATGGAAGATCGTCAACGTCTACGAAGTCGGTCCGCCGATGGGTCGGCGCTGCTTCACCAAGATCGGCTCCGACCTGGGCATCATCACCATCGACGGCGTGCTGCCGATGAGCCAGATTCCCGGCATCGAGCGCGGGGCCGCCGGCCGCATTTCGCTGACCGCCAACATCCAGCCGAGCATGAACACGGTAGCGCGGGCCGGCAAGGACTTGTTCGGCTGGCAGCTTCTATCGTACCCGCGCGGCACCATGGCGATCCTCAACGTGCCGCTGACGACCGGCGACACCCAGCAATTCGTGATGAACACCGTGACCGGCGGCTGGGCGCGCTTCCTCGACCAGCACGCGCATTGCTGGGAGACCTACAAGGACCGGCTGTTTTTCGGCGGCCATGCGGGTGTCGTCTATGAGGCGGACAAGGGATCGAACGATGCGGGCGCCGCGATCGTGGCGACCATGAAGACCGCCTTCGACTACATGGACGAGCGCGGGCGGCAAAAGCAATGGACGCTCCTGCGCCCGAAGCTCACGACCGAGGCGCAGTTGACGCCGACCGTCGGGCTCAACGTGGACTTCCGCGACGACGCGCAACCGTCGCCGTCGCTGTCGGCGCTGACCGGCGTCGCGCTGTGGGATGTCGCGCTGTGGGACGTGGACGTGTGGCCGGCCGAGCAGTTCTTCCGCAACGAGTGGATCACCGTGACCGGCGTCGGCTATTGCGCGTCCGTGGTCATGTCGATATCGATCGACGGCCCGGACGGCACCAAGCCGCTGCTGCACGTCAACGGCTTCGATTTCATATTCCAGCCCGGCGGCCCCATGTGATGCGCATCGTCTACGGCCAGGACGCCGTTGTCGCCGATTGGGCCGGCGAGATGCTGGGCCTGCAATTCAGCGCGCCCTACGTCGCGATCGGCTTTTCCCGCGACGGCATGGGCCTGCACGGCGCCGCGGTCTTCAACGGCTGGAACGGCTCGAATATCGACTTGACGGTCTACGGTCCCGGCCCGTGGACGCGCGGCTGCCTGGCTGCCGTGTTCGGCTACGTGTTCAACCAGCTCGGCGCCCGCCGCCTGACCGTCAGGACGGCGCGCGGCAACAAGAGTATGCTTCGGCTGCTGCCAAGGCTTGGCTTCGCCTTCGAAGGTGTGGCTCGACGCTGGTACGGGCCGAATAAACGAGACGACGGGGTGCAATTCGCCATGTACCCCGAACGCGCTGCAAAATGGATGCCCCATGGACTCGCCATCGCCGCCCGCGCCGCCTGATCCCGCCGCCGTTTCCGCCGCTCAGGCCGCGCAAAATCAGGCAACAGCCGTCACTCAGACGGGCCTGAATTCGACCAATCAGGAAACGCCGGCCGGCAATCTTACCTATTCGCAGATCGGCACCTGGCCGGACGGCACGCCGCGATTCCAGGCGACGACCTCGCTCTCGCCAGGCGAGCAGAGCATCTACGACATCAACACCGAGACACGCGGCAATGTCGGGCGAATCGGGCGCGACCAGAGCGCCAGGGTCGGCGATATTCTCGGCACGCCGTTCGATCCCGATCCGGCGGCAAACAACGAGATTGCGCGGATTTACAAGGGCTTTCTGGATCCCGAATGGGACGCCCGTTCGCAATCGACGGAGACGGAATTGCTCAACCGCGGCATCCGGCCGGGCTCCGAGGCCTACGACCGCGCCCGCGAGGGATTTTCCGACGAGCGTAGCCGCGCCTACAATCAAATGTACCTGGACGCCTACAAGACGGCGGTCGGCACGGCCACGGCGAAACGCAACCAGCCGCTCAACGAAATCTCGGCGCTCGTGTCCGGCTCGCAGGTGTCGCAGCCGAATTTTATCAACACGCCGAACACGCCGGTCGCCGGCACCGACGTCATCGGCCCCGCCTATTCCAGCTACCAGGGCGAACAGCAGAATTACAACACCCAGGTGAACAGCCGCAACGCCATGATGGGCGCCGTGCTCGGCATTCCGGCCACGGTCGCCGGCGGCTGGGCGCGCGCGGGCTTCCCGTCCGATGCTCGGCTGAAAACCGATATCCGCCGCGTCGGCGCCACCGACGATGGCACGCCGGTCTACACCTTTCGCTACAAATCGGGCGGTCCGGCACAGATGGGCGTCATGGCGCAGGATTTGCTCAAGACAAGGCCGAACGCGGTGTCCGTGGGCGCGGACGGCTTCATGCTGGTCGATTACTCCCAGGTGGTCTAAATGGCCCTATTCTCCTCCGTCGAAGAAAAGCGCAAGCGCGGCAGCCGGCTCAACGAAGCCATGATGCTGCAAGGCATGGATTCGAGCCCTGTCCAGCACTGGACGCAGGGGCTCGACCGGCTGACCAAGGCCTTGATGGGCGGCTATATGGAGCACCTCGCCGACAAGGAGGAAAAATCGGCCAAGACCAAGATCACCCAGGACTTGCTCGAATCCATGCAGATGCTGCCCGAGGGCCAGGCGGCGCCCTATGCGAGGGACATGAGCGCCCCGCCCGATGTTTCACGTGAAACGCCGCCGGCCCCGCCAGCGGGGGTCCGTAGCCCCGTGTCAGCGGCGATGCTGGGGCCGCCGCGCGATTCCGCTCCATCCTACACGGCGCCGGGGCTTCCGGGCGGCAATCTTCCGCCATCGATAGGCCCATCGCCTGGCGGCGCTCCGCTCTACACCGCGCCAGGACTCGAATCCGGCGGGTTGCCGCCGACTATCGGACCGCCGCCGGGGGCGAATACGCTCCCGATGGGCAATATCCCGCCTCCGCCCAGCACCCCGCCGACAATCGCGCCGCGCCGTGCTGTGGCGCCGGCTGGCGATATGGGGCAGAACGCCGCCGCCATCAGCGGCATCGAGAGCAGCGGCAAGTACGATGCGGTCGGGCCGCCTGCCAACGCCAAGGGCCAGCGAGCCTATGGCAAGTATCAGGTCATGGACTTCAACATCGGGCCGTGGACACAGGAGGTTCTTGGCCGTCCCATGTCGCCAGACGAATTCCTGCGCAGCCCGGATGCTCAGGAGGCTGTGTTCAAGACGAAGTTCGGACAGCTTGCGGCAAAGCATGGTCCACAGGGTGCGGCGCGGGCATGGTTCGCCGGATCGCCGGACGCCCCGGCTTCAAACAAGGACGTGCTTGGGACGACGGTCGCGGATTATGAGCGAAAATTCAACGCCGGTTTGCCGGGCGGGAGCGCTGCCAATCGCGCCGGCATCCCCACGCGCGAGGCCGCCGCTGCCTTGCCGCCTGACGCCACGGCGCCGACAAAGCCGCCCGAGTCGAAAATACCGCCGCAGATCGTCGCCTACATCCGCCAGCTCGTCAGCAGCGGCGAGCCCGCGCTCATGGAAGCCGGCATGAAGATGTACGCGCAGTACAACGCGCCGGAGGAAT